GTCTCGGATGTCCGCTTTTGTGTATTCCTTTCCGTCAACCACGGCGGCAATGTCTGTTGCCCCCAAGTCTTCGGAACGGAAAAGCACATCTTCGGCCCAATCAATCACCTCGTCCACCTCCTTGCGCTTGGCTTGGAGCTGTTCAACATCGGCAATCGACTCGTATGGATTGTTTTCCACACGTTCTGGGAGCTGCTGAATCTCTCGCTGGCGCTCCATCTCAATCGCGGCCAGCCGTTCTTCGGCCAGCTTTCGCTTGGCTGTCAGTTCGGCAATGCGCTTGAGCAGGCCAGATTTGCCCTTGGCGGCAAGTTCGGCAATCTCCTCATCCGTTAGCTCGGATATGTCCTTGGAAAGAACGTCCTTCTGCGACTCGGGTTCCACGGGTGCGGCCTCCTGTGAAGGCACCTGTTTCTCCTCTGCCGCTTCGGGCTTCGATTCCGGTTCAGAACTTGGCGCGGACTCGGCTGGCTTTGTGCCTTCCGGCTGCGCTGGACTGAATCGGGCAATGCGGGCCGATAGGAAATCGGATTCCGACATTGGCTTGGTTTCCACGGGTTTTGCGTCCCCCGCGACGGACGTAACGACTTTAGACATGGAATGTTCCGCCTTACAACGCTAGGCGATAGCGATAGCCGGATACTACCACACAGAATTTCGTGCTTGACCGCAATGTCACAAAACCCCAGTTCTAAACAGCCATGATTCACCTAAAGACACTTGAGCGGCTTCACAACTCCAGCGACTTTCTTCAGTTCTTGGAATACCTTGCCCAGTCGCGGGAACGCTACATAGCCTGTATGCACGAGGCCAGCACGGAAGCCATCCAGCAAATCAGCGGACGCATTCTGGCCATTGATGAGGTGTTGCAGCTAGGCGAGTATGAAAAACTCAAGTCCAACTGGGAACGGCTACTTGCGAGCCAGCCACAAGAAAAGGCTTGACAGGACTTCTCGTCCCCCCTCACACTCCCCCGCGTTAGGGCAAAGCGGTGCTCAATCTTTCAGTAGCCAACCAACGCCTTCTCCAAAAGAGAAGGCGAGCTTTGCTGAAAAACCCAACGAGAGCAGAACTGCACGTAAAGGGGTTGCTTGACGAGCTTGGTGAGGACTACAGGTTCCAGAAGGGCTTCTACACCAACAAACGACATTTCATTGTCGATTTCTACATCAGGAGCAGGAAAAAGCTGTGCTTGGAGATTGACGGTGGCTATCACCTGAATCCAAGCCAAGTAGAGTACGATGCAGTCAGAGACGATTATCTGACCAGAGAGCGCGGATTCAGGGTCTGCGAATTACAAATGAGGCAGCAATGCGCATGAGCGCAAAAGACCTACTAGACCTGATTTCCTAGCCGGGTTTCCAGTAACTACTGCATCATCCCCTGAGTGGTGACATCCCCCATCTGAGCCGGGGCTGTACCAATCTTTCCAATCTGAGCGTTCTGCATCTGCTGTAGCTGGAAGGCATACTGCTGCTGGTACTTCTCCAGCCTGCCGCGAAATGCCTCATCCTGCTGCACTCGCTGCATGACGTCGGGCTGCTGGATGTATTGCTGCAACACTTGCATAGCCACCTGAGCACCATTGGGCCTTGCACCCACTTCGATGCCAGCGTAAATCTTGGAGAGGTCATCCGTCACCTGACGGACAATTTGCTGCTGGGCTTCCTGTGCGGGTTGCAGCACGGCATCGGCCAGAGCAGGGTTCACTGACGAAGCCATTACCTCCAGCATCCGGTCCATGTTAATGCGACCGTTGCGGTCAAATTGGACAAGGCTGACAAACTGGTTCAACTGACTCTCCAGCGTCTCGGGGTCGGTGGAGAGAACGTCGAAGTTGATCTGGATGTCAAAGTTCTCATTCGGGTCTCCTCGTCCGAACTTTACAGGGTCTGGGTTGCCGGTGACACGGAAGAACACCTCTTCAGGACCAAACCGCTGATAGCACTTGAAGGCCAGACGGATGACGTCCCTTACGTGAGAAAGAAACTTCTCCACGTAATACTGCTGGCGGATGCGGGACATCGGGTTCTCATGGTCTAGGCCCATGAGGGTGTTGGCCTGCTGGGTAAGGGTTTGCTCCATTTCCACGCTGCCGGGATTGAAAGGAGGCACCGGACCAAACTGGATTTCGCCCATGCGGCGATAGGGCACCTTCACTCCCGGCCCCCAGTCCGTGGGCTCATTGCCAGCCGGATACATGATGGGAGGCAGGGTGGCCATGCTGTTGCGGTCTGTGCGGCTGTCGCGCTCCACCTTGATTTGCCACTGGAGCCCGCGCAACTGCTCGGGGATGGTTGCCAGCTCGTAGAGGCGTTTGTTGTCTTCGGACAGCTTGGTCACCACGAAGGGATACTCGTCGTAGCCGTTAAGCAGTTCAAACTTGGCGTACTTCGGCTCCCCGTCCCTGCCGGGATACTGCGGAGAAAAAACCGTGCAGTAGATGCCTTCAGAATTGTCCTCTTCGGAAATCAGGCGCTGATAGGCAAAAATCACCTCAAACAGCTCGTTAGTCTGGCCCTGCGCCATCCTCATCGTTGCCGTATTGGTTCGCGGGTCGTTGACATCAATGGACGTGGCCAGACGCTCAACCACGTACTCTGCCCACTCCTTGTCCCAGCCCTCCGTCTCAACTCGGTTCTGAATCTCCTGCGCCGTCATCAAGACTCGCCTGAAGCAATAGGGGGCTTTTTGCGGGTCTGTTGAATATGCTGGAAAGAATACGTCACCATCAGGCGCGAGAGCCTCAACGCACGGAGCATTGATGCTTTGGCGAACAACAGGCAGTTCAGCACTTCCCGACTTCCTGAGTTGCTTGATGGCCTTGCTTGCACGCTTGGCTGTGGCACCAAACTGCTGCTTGAACAACTCGATGAGTTGGTCGTCGTTTTCTCCATCAATGATGATTTTGGCTAGGTCGGGACTGAGTTGCGAAATCTGCTGAAGGTCCAAAACCTGCAAGAACGTGCGATTGACCTTTTGCCAGCCAACATAACTTACCATCAGCCCGCGCTCAAAAAGGTAGTTGGCACCAAGCTCCATCTGCCTTTTGAAGTCGGGAATGTAACTTGCCACCATCCACTTCAGGAAGGAGGAGGTGACGCGAGAGCGCCCAAGGTCGCCAAGCTCTACTGGATAGGCACGGATGTGCGCCCGCGAGAGCGCGGACATACAGAGCGCAATGTAAGTATTGATCCGCTCGTCAATAACTTGCACTTCCGTGTCTGACGCGTTTTCAAACGGGAAGGCGTTTGTCCCGTGCTTGCGAAGGTCTTTTGACTTTCCCGGCCAGATGTTGCGGCGGTAGTCATAGGATTCACGGGTGCTGTCCAGATACCAAGACAGATCTCCGATTGTGCGCTCATAGCACGACTTCAGGTGCAGAACGTCGGGCTTGTCGGAAACAAACGTAAGTGCCTCAATCTTGGATTGCTGGTTCATTTAGACGGGATTTGACGTTCTGAAGTAGCTTGAAAGTGAAACCCTTGTTGGCCCCAATCTTGTCGGCAAGTATTTCGGGTTCAAGTGGCTGATAATGGGCATTGAGCGTGCGGGTCAAAATCTCAAACCCCAACAGACGGTCCATCTGCTCGGCCTGCCACTCAGGGTCAAGGGTGAGGTCACTTGCCAAGTGCTTCATGCCGATAGGTGATTCCGCCATTGGCGTCTTCAATGATGTCCACAGTGATGTTCTTCCCCACAAGCCTATCACACCACGACGGTCTAACCGCCACCGGAACCTTCCGGTAGTCATTTGGCAGCTTGCCATAAACCCAGTGGCTGTTGGGTGCCCGATGCAGCACCTTCACAATGGCCTTTCTCGGCACCGCAAGCGGCACGGCCACAGCAAGACGCAGCTTTTCGCACCCAGCCTCGGTGAAATACTGTTTGCCGTCATGGACCAGCCAGTCCTCGTCCTTCGTCAGCTTCTGGTCGCGCAACTTGGCCAGCTTAAACGTAGTGAGTTTCAGCTCTTCAGCTATTTCGAGGAACTTTTTCATGGCTAATAGGCACCCTTGGGGCGAGAGGTCTTCATTGCTTTGGGATCAACGTACCGTATTCCGTCGATGGCGGCATACCGCAGGACATCAATGGGGTCTTTCCACGCCTCCTCCAGCCCACCGTCACCAGTGTATTCCTGAAGGGCCGTGATGATGTTGTCACAGTGGTCGGAAATGTAGAAATGGGGGCGGTTGATGCCGTCAATGGGGGCGTTCTTCTTGTACGCCATCTTTGACTGGAGCGCTTGAAGTCCGTCCTCAATGTCCAAGCCGGGGGCGGGGGCAAAAACCATGCCCGCATCGGACAAGTCCTCAATGATGGACGACGCACCAGACAGGGTTTGGTACTTTGCCGCACCCAAGCGGGGGTCGATAAGCCGCATGAAGATGGGTTGCTTCACCTCGTCCTCCAAGCGGCACACCAAGTCCACGTAGTCGCGGATGCCATAGCCCAAGCCCTTGGCCCCCTGTCCGCCAATCCACTTCCCGCCATGCCACTTGGCCCATTCGCCCACGTTGATGTCAGGCCATTCACGATAGACGTACCACGTATCGCTCTGATCCACGGCAATCCACGCCATAAACCAGTTCTT